AGAGATATAGTAGCATATAATGATGATTTCTGCTCCGATATCAACCTAAAGAACAAGGCCATGAGTCTATCAATGGCCAGATGGACTTGGACGGAAAAACAAGGCAAACTAGCAATTTACATTCTCAAACAATGTGAGAAAAATCTCGCAGTCGCAAACATAGATATTTCGGAGTTATTGAAGACTCCGGTATTTGAATCTACATTCAGAGTGATAGACAAACAAAAATATCTTAAGGTGCTCGTACCCGGCAACAGAAAATGTTTAGTGATGAAATTTCCTTACCAAGAGAAATTAGTAAATTATATGCGGTGTATCAAAAAAAGAGTAGAAGGAACTCTCATAGTAACATTTGATCAGGAAGAAAAACATTGGATTTTAGATTATGCAGATACAACTTTATATTGGTGTTTCCTTTTGGCAGTGCGTTATGATTTTGAAATACTAGACGATATAGCAGAGGACTTTTATGCAGTTCAATTACAAAAGAAAGCCTACAAAAAACCTTACATAGACATAGACAATATTTTAATAAATTTTAATCACGTGGATCCTGCCGTGGAGCAGAACTTTTTAGATAGGTCAAAAGGCAAACCATTCCTACAAAGGGTAGACATGTTGAAAGATTATTGTGTTGATATTCGCCATAACCATGATATCACCAATCTAACCAAGAAGATAGCATTTGCACAAGAACAATTCATCGCCGTGGACAGGAGTCTATATCCAAAAGATGCTTTTGTAAAAGCACACATTGACTTAAATTTATTTCCTTGCCTGATGGTAGGTACATCCTTGATACAGAACGAAGACATCGACGAATTACTTTCGTGGATAGAAGCATGGCGGAACGCTGGTATTATGTCGCATCAAATATGTTTTTCATCTCAACAAGCATTGACTTGGAGATCAGGACGTATAATAAAGGATGAGTACAAACGTAAATTAAAAGATATTTTTCACTGGATAGGAAATATTAACACACAGCCAAACGAAAAAACAAAAATATTTTGCATAGATACAAGATTCAATCCACCAATGAAGAAAGATATAGACAATTTGCAGTCATCTTTTCCATTTACCGAAACAAGTTTTTGGCCTACCAGTTCGGACTTTGTCAATAAGGTGGTTGATAATATTCCAAAAAGATTGTACTATGTAACTGATAAAAGAAATACATAGTAGTATAAAAATGAGTTCATGCAAATTGGTAATTAAAGACGAGGTAAACGTAAAGTTTCAAGATTTATCTTTAGAACACAGAAAAAAATTACACACCAAATTTAAATTTGAGATACCTTATGCCAGGCATCTACCCGCGGTAAAACTCGGAAGATGGGACGGAAAGGTTTCGTTTTTTGGTCTTGGTGGTACAACATATTTGGCACTGGTCGATCAAATTCTTCCAATATTGGAAGATGCAGGCGTGTACGTTGATTTGAAAGATGAACGACACCAGCATAATTTTGAATTCCAATTGATAGATCAAAATTTTTTATCAAGCATTCAATGGCCTGACAATCATCCGTGTGCAGGACAAGATATTGTTTTGAGAGATTATCAAGTCGAAGTTATTAATAAATTTTTAGAAAATCCTCAAAGCATCCAAGAGGTTGCCACAGGAGCAGGTAAAACAATAATCACAGCCGCCTTGTGCAAACTTGTTGAAAATTACGGTAGGACGCTTACGATAGTGCCAAACAAATCATTAGTCACACAAACAGAAGACGACTTTGTTGCATGTAATCTCGATGTTGGCGTATATTACGGAGATAGAAAAGAACTAGGTAGACAAAATACAATAGCCACCTGGCAATCATTAAACATACTAGAAAAGAAATCAAAAAACGAACATTCGACAGAATTCCTGGAAGCCATGCAAGACGTCAATACTATCATAGTCGACGAGGTGCATATGGCCAAAGCAGATGTTCTAAAAAGATTACTGACAGGACCTTTTGCACATTGTGGTATTCGATGGGGCCTGACCGGTACTGTACCAAAAGCGGACTTTGAATTCTATGGTTTGAAATGCTCCATAGGAGATGTTAAAAACAAGATTCCGGCAAAAGAATTACAAGACAAAGGTGTGTTGGCACAGTGTAACGTGAATGTTTTACAGACGCAGGATCATCCAGAATTTAAAAACTACCAGGAAGAATTAAAATGGTTAACGACCGACGACACTCGGATGTCATGGATTGCAAATAAAATAGATGACATTTCCAATTCTGGAAACACATTAATACTTGTGGACAGAATATCCGCTGGAGAAATTCTAGAGAAGAAGATCAAAGATTCTGTATTCATTTCTGGAGCAACCAAAAATCCAGACAGAAAGGAACACTACGATGAAGTATCTACTGCAAAAAATAAAGTTATCATTGCCACATATGGAGTTGCCGCTGTTGGCATTAACATTCCTCGTATTTTTAATCTTGTTCTTATAGAACCAGGAAAGTCCTTTGTGAGAGTGATACAATCCATAGGCAGAGGCATCAGAAAAGCAGAAGACAAGGATAATGTCCAAATTTGGGACATCACTAGTTCTTGTAAGTTTGCAAAAAGACATCTAGGACAAAGAAAAAAGTTTTACAAAGAGGCAAATTATCCGTATAATATACAAAAGATAGATTATGAAAATCCTTACATTAGAAAATAAAACATACACTTTAGAAAAGATACCAGAGTACGTGGACGACAGTTTACGTTTTGCGGTGTTGGACAATTCAAACCCGCAGGATCCTGATTACTATTACATACCCTTAATTTTTTTAGAAAGTTTCAATGCACCTGCCGCCGTGCTACAAATTGGCCCTCACAAAATCAAAATGCCATTAGATTGGAAAATGATCATAGGAGAAGCGGAGCAAGGTGAATTACATGTGCTACCAATTACAAGTTTAAATGATAGAGGATTCGAAGCATTCACTTTCAATCCACTTACAGGATCAAAGCCTGATTTTTTTGAAGTGGACATCGTGGACATTTATCAAGACATAAAATGGTACTTTCCAAAAATGAAGTCTGGCCAGTTACTAGCAGTGCCATTAGAGGACAAACACAATCCAAGATGTGCTTATTTCGTAAAGGACATATCTAAGCAATGTGAAAACATAGATTATGGCTCCGCCTGGTAAAACTGTAACAATCGAGGCACCAGTGATGATTGTGGACAACACAGTCATATGGATGGAACAACATTGGTTAGACAATTTTATGGCATGGTTAAAGAAGGAAAAATTAGAGATATCCGGATGGGGATGTGAAAATTATAAGTTGAAAGTTGAGTTTGTAGATGCTAAAATGGCAACAATGTTTGGATTAAAATATGGAACAAAAAAGTAAAAGAAAATTTTTCGAACTTCGTAACGGGTTGAAGGCAGTTGATTTCCGTAACAAAGATTACTATGATAGGATTGATGACCATGAGCGGTCTTTGTACTCACCTTATATGATAATGCGATATGCAAGTTCTGTCTCGGGAGATAAGTTTTATCAAGAGCATTATGTTGAAATGGTCAACGAATGTGTTAACAAGCATCTGTTTACGTTGTCAGGCAAACACAAAAAACTGTGTTGGATCCTAACTGCGATGTGCGGATCATTGAAACAACAGTTTCATCCATGGATCAAACCAATGAAGAAGGTCCCAAACAAAAGCATGAAACAGTTGCTTGAAATATTTCCAAGTGCCAAAGAGAGTGATTTGGAAACCTTGGACAAATTGATTACTGACAAAGAACTTGAAGAACTGTTAGAGGACCATGGAATCAAATCTAAATAAGTGTCCCTACTGCGGAAAGACTTTCACTAGAGAAAGAACACTACAGGTACATGTTTGCGAACAGAAACGCAGGCATCTACAAAAAAATGAAAAATGGGTGCAAACTGCATTTGTTGTTTTTCAAAGATTTTATGAAATACACCAAAGAAGTGGAAAGCCAAAGACATACGATGAATTTTGTAAGTCGGCCTACTACAATGCATTTGTGAAGTTTGGCAGACACCTGAACCACATCAATCCTTTGTATCCAGAAAAATTTATAGACTATGTCATAACTTCTAAGATCAAACTCGATCACTGGGCGAGGGACGATTTGTACGAAGCATATCTCGTGGATGTTTTACGATCCGAAACAGTCGAAGACGCACTACGTAGAAGCATACAGACAATGATGGAATGGGCAGAACAACAAAGTGTCCAGTGGAGTGACTATTTCAGGTTAGTCAATACATCAAGAGCCGTCCAGCACATACAATATGGTAGGATATCACCGTGGTTAGTTCTCGGTTGTCCGGCAGGCAAAAAAATGTTACAATCTTTTACTGACGAACAATTACAAATGATCAATAGATTTATTGATCCAAATTTTTGGAACAATAAGTTCAGGAACTACCCTGCTGATCTTTTATTTGTAAAAGAAACTGCCAAGGAGGCAAGAATTGAGTAAAAAAATTGACGACATGATCGAGATAGAACTCGGAGACAGTCTTTTGGTAGTTGGAAGCAATGGCAAATTGAAGAAACTTATTTTGCCTGAATACAAAGACAATATAGAAGAAAGCAAAGGTACAAAAAAAGTAACAGAGATACTTGAACTTTTTGAACCCAATGCTGGATTGAAAGTTTTTGAACAAATGAACAAAAGGAAAATGAACTAATGCCTGATGTAGATATTGATTTTTTTGATAGGGAGAATGCATTGAAATTATTCAAGCACACAGCGGCCAGTATCATAAAAAATGATCAATCCGAGAAGCACAAGACAGGTGTTTACTTCCACAGCATTCCTACAGATCCAATAAGCAAAGAAGCCAGCATAGATTATAAAGAGGCGGAAGAAAGAGGATACTTCAAGATAGATTGTTTGAATGTTAACATCTACAAGGACGTAAAATCAGAACAGGATTTGGTAACATTGATGATACAGGAGCCGGACTGGGACATGTTGAAAGACAAAGTGATAGTTGATCAACTTTTCCATCTGAATGGACATTTTGATATTGTGAGCAAACTGGAACCAAAAAACATAGAACAACTAGCGGCTGTATTGGCAATTATTAGACCTGCCAAGAGACATCTGCTATATAAATTTTGGAAGGAGATTTTAGAAGACGTTTGGAAAAAACCAACAGACGGTTCGTATTTTTTCAAGAAGTCTCACGCAGTTGCATACGCACATGCGATTGTTGTACAAATGAATCTTATAAAAAATGCACAACTTAAAGAAACACCTACTACATAACCTTGATTTCAGCAGTGGGTTTGGAATAGACCTGCCAATGTTGAATGATCAACCACGTAATAAATTTTATAGAAACTGCCTCGCGGAATGTAAAGACAAAGTTGTCCTTGACGTGGGGTCGGGCACAGGACTTTTGTCGGTCATGGCAATCGACGCTGGTGCGAAAAAAGTTTATGGTTTTGAGATTGATAAGAAGAATTATGAACTGTCACAACACCTAATCGAGAAGGCAAAGTTACAAGACAAGATAAAAATATTTCACATGGACGTTTTAGACTGCGATCCAAAGAAGTTAGACATAGAACCAATAGATTTTGTCATGAGTGAAACTTTCGCCAGCGACATCTTTATACAAAATTTCACGCACATCACAGACTATGTGCTACAGAAGTTTCCGCTGGCGAAAAATTGCACAGTCATACCATCCAAGATAGAATTGAAAATAAGTGTAGTTGATCAACTCGACAAGAATGATTTCGATCCCGGCGTAAACTTACATAAAGGATTCAAG